TGCAGCAGCAGTGCCGGTCCAGCTCAGACCATTCGGATGCACCAGATAATGCGTCCGGTTGATCAGGAAGTCGATACCTTTCAGGGAATCGCGATCCGTTTCAAGAGGGGTCTTTGCGGGAGCGGTCGCATAAGCGAAAGCGCCAGGACCGAAGAAGTACGTGGAATACACGTTCTTGCCAGAGCCAGAGCCAGTACCGGCACCAGCATCAACAGGCAGGGTGTCATCCACGAACACAGGGCGACCAAGGTAGGTGCCTTTCTCCAGACGCTGCTCAGACAGGCGAGTGTCAAGCTGCGAAGTAGTGGAAGCGGGGATGATCAGATCCTGCTTCATCAGGGCGTAGTAGGTGGCCGAGTGCATAAACACACCGGTCAGCTCTTCGCCTGCATCACCAAGCTTGGCGATGGCATCAATCAGCGCATCGGGGGTCAGAGCAGTGCCCGTACCGCCGCTGGCGTGAGAAGAAACCAGGGGACCGCCAGTTGCAAACAGACCCTTGATCACTTGGATCAGGACTTTTTGCATGTCGCGCACCCAGTAACGACCAGTGCTACGAGCAATGGCCTGCATCGGGTCAGAACCGGCAAGCTCAGCTGCAAGGTCAGAAGACTTCCAGCTCTTACCGCGAACGTTGCGCACGCCGATCTGCACGCCGCCACCGATGGTCTGAGGGGTCAGACCGGTAACGTCGCTGAGGATTTCGGAGTCACCCGAGAGATCACCGAAGAAAGGCAGGTCAATGGTTTTGCCGCCTTTGTTGAATTCAGCCTCGATGGCACCATTGGTGGTCATCAGGCCAGAAGTGACAAGAACGTTGCGGTCTTGCACTTCTTCTTGCTGATAGCCGAGGAAAAGTTCGGGGATCAGCGGAACACCTGCGAGAAGCATGGCTCTAGCTCAAGAGAGAGTGATGATGGATTGGCTGCGGTCAAACCGCAAAAGAATTTGCGAGCGAAAAGGGCACAGCCCTGTTCCAAATTTCAGAGCAAAACAAAGCACAGCAGAGTTTCGCGGTCTGTCACAGAACGTGGCACCGCCACTCCTGCTCGATGGGGCACCGCCCCTATGCAATAGATACTAGCGCTTTTTCTTCGGTTTGCGCTTTTTTGCTGTTTTGGCAGCTGCGCGAAAATCACTCGCGGATGGAGCGCCAGGATCGCCAGGCTTGCGCATTCTTTCCTTGCTGCCAGATTCAATGCGCTCACGCTTTCTGCGAATATTTTCGTAGAGTCCGGTTTTCTTTTTCATTTCTTGGCGCCTTTCTTCGGCTTGCGCTTCACGCCAGCTTCTGACAGGGCAATAGCGCGAGCTTGAGCGACACTTTTAACAAGTGGCCCCTTTTTGCCACCAGAGTGCAGCTTGCCAGCTGCAAACTCTCGCATCACCCTGCTGATTTTCTTTTCAGCCTTGGTCTTCTTTTTCATGGAAACAGCGGTTGCTCACACTCCATAGTCTACTCTTGAGTCGGCGGGAAGATCCAGGTCAATTCTCCATTTCAAAAATAACATTGATTCTGGGTAACCTTTTTTCATTCTGACCTTAATTGTTTCTTTTCTGACGCCTGAGAGCCTTGCAGCTTCGCTAATGCACATTTTCTGTCCATTGTAGTTAACGAATATATTGCTTTTCCTGTTTCTTGACTGCTCTTTCATTGTTGCCCACCTTACGTTGCCCGGCTCATAATGACCGGTTGAATCAATTCGATCAAGCGTCATGCCATCGGGCCTTGGACCAAGCTCCTCAAGAAACTGCTCATACGAAGAAAACCTAAACTCAACGCTGGAATATGCCCCATTATGATTCATCTTTACTCTTCTTTTTGCCTTGCAATATGATTTATATGCGCCTTGATTGCGAAGAAGTTCATGCTCTTCTTTTTTCTTCCATGTAACCGATCTAAGTTTTATCGCGCAAGGGTGGCATAGAAGCCTTTTGCCGTCTTTTAGCGCTTTGGCGGCAACATCCTTTCTGGCAATTCTCGTATTGCCACAGTTTTCGCATTTTATTTCAGTGTAGCTATGATGCGCGGCCAAGGGATTCAGGGATCACTGGTAACCAGTGTACCGCGTCACCAAAGTTCGCGTGAACTCCAGTATGCCCCTGAAAGTTTTCCGCGTGCAATATTTTTTGCGTGACGAGCGCGAAATGACGCACGACGCTCTTTCGATCGTTCGTCTTTTCGATTGCCCGCAGTCGTCATATTTGCATCGCCAAAACGAATCAGCTTATATTTATCACCCTCTTTTGCCATGACAACGCCTTTCTTGGTCGGGTGATTCGGCGTGCGCTTAGGTGAATTTACGGCAGTAAGGCCATTCTTTTTCATGGCCGCTTTGACGCGCTCTGGGATCGCCATGTCTCTGGAAGCTCTTCCCGTCAGAATAGCGCCCAAAAAAAATACCCCCCTTGCGGGAGGCATCGGCTTCAACCACAGAACAAGTCTACAGTCATTTGTTGAAGACGCGACCCATAACAGGATCAAGTTTTCCTGAAGCGCGAGCTTCGTTGATCAGGCGACGAGCACGCTCGGGATTATCTTGCATGATCTTCGCTGCTTCCGTTGCATTTGCGGAACCGGTCGCAAACGGATTGTTTGCAGACATGGCGGTGCTTGAGCGAGGAGGGGTCATGCCAGACCCGCTTGCACCACTGCCACGAAAATACAGCGAATACTCATCATCTTCGCGAAGACGAGAAACTGCATCACGCAAAGCAACGGGATTGTCTTCAGGGCCAAAGACAACAGTCGTTTCGTCATCAAGTAGACGAAAATCGCCCTGCATCAACTTGAACAAATGCTGAGGGCGGCTGCATTCAGCTTTTGAAAGCTCATCGCGAACAAGCTGCTCAAGCTTGCTATGACGACGATGCTCGCGCTCTTTGCTTGCAACTTCTTCAGCCGCTTCCTTTGCTTTGCGCAAATCAGCAAGCTCTTTGCGAAGAGAGGCAAACTGTGCCTTCATCGCCTCGGTTGTGGCCTCGGAAGGGATCTGTCCCATCGGTTGCCCTTGCTGGGCGGCTGGCGGAACAGGAGCTGGTTCCTGGGGCTCCTGGGGCTGCGTGCGCAGGCTGACGATCGCATGAGCGATCCCATCCTCGTCCAGATCGTCTCCCAACTCGATGCCAGCGACCTTCAAGAAGGTATCGACCTGCTTTTTCTTTTTGAGGTCGCGGATCAGGCCTTCATTCGTTGCTTTCAGCCTGATCGCCTCGCTTTCTGCGCTGTTCTTTTGCTTCTGCAGGTCTGCGAGTTGCGCTAGGGCCTCTTCCAGATTCTCGGGAATGGCGGGTTTCGTCACGTAAAATCAGAACTTGACTCGTCAAATGATAGCACCAGTTGCCTCGTTTGGCTGTACGGTCGCTTCAGGGTTTTCCGTATCAAGACCCTCGCTGAGCGGCGAGCTGTTATCGACGGGGATCTGACCGCGATTTACAACCTGCCGCCCAGTCGCACCAATACCAAGATCTCTCGCGGTCTCGGTTCCGTCAAGCCCCATGTCGTCAAGCATGTTGGAAACACTGAATTCCGGCAGGCCTTCAAACATTTCGCCCGCTTCCAGCATTCGCAAGAACATGCCGATCGTAATGGCGTTGCTGTCCTTGAACAGAGAACTGAGCGCCATAACTTGTTGCGAGTGAAGCTTGACCGGAATGAAGTTTTTGCTGATTGCGACGCGCACCTCTGAGAATTTGCGATATGCGGAGGCGTACAGCAGGGCTCGATTGATCGCATCCTCAAGGGACTGCACGAGCACCGCAAGCTGAGAATCGCTCTGAGAGCGGTCCAGGAGCTTCGCGAAGCCGCTTTCCGCCTGAGTCTTGCCCGTAGTCATGGCGACGGCAGCAAGCCGCTCCATGGCCGACTCAATGCGTCTCAGGTTCTCAAGGGTGACGGAGGCGCCCTCCATCGAAGCACTCATCAAATTGAACCTTGCATCAGGATTTTGCGAGAAAAGAGCACGACCGGCACCCGCTTTGATTTCATCATCAGGACGCACGCCCGTACCTGTAAGAATTGGCGAGGAAGTCAAGTGAATTGACTCTGCAAGGTCAGCGGACACCGCCCAGTGATGCAAGTTAAGGCGTGAAATATCAAAAAGCAGGGGGCGCCCACGGAAAAAGGCTTCTTTTTTGCCGCCAAATACGGGAACAAACGGAATAAACGACACAGATAGATAGCTTGTATCCTCAAGTGAGTATCTATCGACATCGCCCGGAGTATTCATCTTGGCGTAAAGGCGACAACGAACACGCTCGGTCGAAATCATGCGCTCAGGTGTGTCGCCAAGCGTTGAAACATTGTTGTCTGCGAGAGAAACAATGTCATAAACACGCACAGCTGGCACAACTTCTTCAAAAAATTCGTTGTCAATGCTCTGGCGACGAATTTCTGACTTCACTCGCAAGTAAGTCGGGAAGGCGCCGAAGATATTTTGATCACCAATCTGTGCGTTGAATATGTC